TCTTGAAGAGTTTCACATTGAATTTCTAAATCAATGTAATCCCCTAAGAGTTCCTTAGTCGTTTTCTTTCGAACTACCATCTGGTACTCCTTCTTTTTTGAAAGACACATCTTCAGTGACGTGTCTCTCTAAGATGTATTCTACCTGTTTCTTTAGAGACCTTTTTTGTGTTTTAGCCTCTTCAGATAACAGTAGTTTTACTTTTGGGCTGACTTCAGCCTTTAGAATGTGCATTTTCATCACTACTCCTTCTTACGGGTAATCTAAATGATGGTGTCCATACCAATGGAATATCAAATAAATCCCCATCGCTATTCTTGAATAACTGAACCTCTTTTTCTGGACTATCTTGCCTTCCGTTAATACCTATTACTTTGCGTGAAGCGTTCTCAATAGCTCCGCTTCCTTTACCTGCATAGATGTCAAGGATTTCGTTTCTACTATATTCTCGAGATACCTGAGATATCTGTATGATAATAATATCACTATTAACAGCAAGATTGGATAAATAATGCGAAATGTACCGAACCTGTTCATACTCTCCCCTTATGTTTCTTGGAGTCTCTAATAAGTCAATATAATCAACTATAATTAGAGCTGGGTCCAATTCCTTTATTTTCTTTGGAATCATAGTTACTTCACCAGATACTGTCTGTATCACTACATTTTGTACATATTCCTTAAAGGTGTTCCCAACGTATCGATGGTTCTTTGTTACATCTTCTTTAGTCATTCCACTAGCTATTTGCAAATTCCGTCTGTGCATATACCAACCACTTAATTCTAAAGATAAGAATAAAGTTGGTAACTGCCATTCAGTCCTAATACAATCATTAGCAAAGTCATATCCCAAAGCTATATTTTGTGCAAGCGTTGTCTTATTTGAACCTGTTGGTCCAAAGATAGTTACTAGCTCACCCGGATATATAGCACAATCCTTGTCTGATATACCAAATCTTTCAGATAGGTCTATCATTCTACCAGAATAGTCAGTTTCTAACCTTTCTGATAAATCTTTTTGTAACTCGTCAGCGTTCTTAACGTCAACCAAATAGTCTTTATTTTTGTAATAGATACATTTTGGGTCACATACTGGAACCAATATCTCATCATCACAGCCATATTTATACCCACCATTATAAGTTCCTTCGACCTTGTCAATTATAATCTGGGGATTCAACTGGTTGTTATTCCAATGTAATAACGACGCTTTTGCCGCTTCACTAGGTATTCCGTGCCTTCTCATATGAGACGCTATTCGCAATACAGAGTTATTACGAGTACCTTCTACTGGTCCTCTTTTATAAAGAGTTTGAATACAAGGTACTATGTTACGTGGTTCTGATACTCTTGTCATTTCCCTGACTTTTGGCACTTCTCTATTAATAAGATGTGCTAGAGAACCATCACCCCATAACTCAGACTGTCCTGTCTCTAACCTTCTATCACTACTTATTTTATGAATAGTGGCAACGGTAGAGCCCATTATTTCTGCGTATGTTAACGGCACCTTAAATAGTTGTGATTTAATATTTAAAGTATGTGGTAAACGTATCAATGCTGTACGAGTATAGACGGATGGGTCTATAGTAGCTATATCATCTAATAGAGCAACCATAGATTCCTTTACAATGAACGGTAAGTCTGAACTGGGGGTAAACCCAAAGCACTCAGCACTAATATCAATGTGATAGCCATTGCCGGAGAAATACACTTGAAAATTCCCTTCTTTCAAGCTTAACTCTTCGGTTAAGTGATATACAACGGACTGAGTCTGTTGAAGAGTATACTCATCAGAGTTCTGCCCTTTATCAATGTCAATAGGAACATCAGTGATACCCCTTGTTCCCAAGTAGTTCTTTATGGTCCCCTTTTTTCTGATAAAGTTTAAGGCTTCATCGTCATAAGTATATACACTCTTATATACTGCTTGATTTGCCCCCTGTTCGAATACTATATCCCATAGTTCATCTAAAGGTACGAGAGCCCCCCGTCTAGAGGGGCTCCCGATAGCAACTTCAACGAAGTTCAACTAAAACCTAGTGGCTTCCGTTGATGCCTCAGCTTGGGGGGTTGACCCATTCTTTGGCAATGCGTTGTAGTCAGCTTCTTTGATAAGGTTCTTCCCCTTTAAGAAAGCAATATAGCTCTCTAATTCGGCTCTTCCCTTATCATTATTGGCGACCAATCTTGGATACACGGTTGTGTATGCTTTGGAAGGGTCCTTACGACCCGGTTCCTTGTATACGTAACCATACGCATCAAAGCGTGGTACCATTGGGTTAGTAGTATAGTCTTTATCCAAATGAAGAGCTAAGTCTTCTATGGGATTACCATCAACGTCTACCCAGTTACCCTGTACATCAGGACCTCCTTGAAAGCCCACTACATCAAAGAGCCAATAAAGTCTCTTTAACAATGTACAAGTTTTTATATTGCCATTAGATTCCCTGTCATAACTACCAGCAATCTTCATTTCCACAGGATACTGTGAACCTTCAATTTGCAGTGTTACTGTCAGAAAGACGTCAGCCCAATCAAACATATCGGCTTTGTCTTCGAATCCCATAATGGCAACAGGAAGAAAACCTAAGAACTTTGAGCCACCATCAGGTGCTTTGTCTAGGTCTTCTGGACGAAATCGTGTAGTATTACTCATTCGTTTCTGTCTCCTTATAGTTTAGTATTTCATCACTTACTGCTTTATAGTCAAAAGGTAGTAGTTTCTGATTCAAAGGCTTCAATCTTGAGCCAACGACTCTTTCGTCATAAGCCTCAAATGAAACATAGAAACCACCATCTTCTTTCTTAGCCATAACATACCCTATAACATCGGCTTTAGCGGCTAACGAGTATCCTAAACCTCTTGGAAGTTCAGGTCCTAATTGTGCTTTACCATCAGTTACGACTGTTGACTTTGCGTGTGATATCAATACAAGGTTTCCACCTTTTTGTTTCATCAGCCTCTGGAAGCGTTTAATGACATCAAGGTTCTTACGACGGGCTTTACCCCAGTCTGCACCCCATTGTCCTTCTCCCATAGCTGATATTCCCAGTTCCTCTAAGACGGTAGATTCAATCCACTCATTCACTTGACCAATAGTATCAATTACTATCGTCTCATATGGTAACTCATCCCATTTATTAGCTAACCAATTATAAACTTCTATTAAAGAATATGCTTCAATAGGTTTACCCTTGTCTTCGCCAGAACGTGATAGAAAACCACGTTCATTTGGTGGGACTAATTCCATTTGCGGTACTCCACCCTTCGTAACCTGCTTACCTTCGTGTAAGACAGGTCTTGTTGGTGGATTTAAAGAAGAAATGGTGACCGCATTGACGCCATCTACGAAATCCGAACCTAAGTCCGTATCTAATAGAAGAACGCCGTCACTTCCTCTGTCAGACCACCTACTGGCGGCTGTTGTTTTACCCGTTTTGGGTTGTCCGATTAGAAACCACGTTAGACCGGATGGCATTGCCTTCCAGTCCGTCGAGACTTTCCTCACGGCTATGTTCGGTGATTGCATTAGCATCTCCTTCAGGTTTTGGTACAACTAATGTACCATATTCGACCATATTTGGGTTCAGGCTGGTCCAAATGTAGTCATAATATGCCAGATTTGCAATAATATTATACACTTGCGACATACCAAGTGATACTATATGCTGTGTTGCAAAGACAGTATGTTTCATTGAACAAGGGGCTTCAGGTACTGCATCTGTAGGAATCCACTCATCTAAATACTTATCGTGTTTATCTGTTACTGTGGACATTTCTACTGATGTTGCACCCATCCTTAAATCAATAAAGAAAATGCGATTGTCTTGCTCAGACCACGCATCATAAACCATCTTCCGACTTTCCATATCGTCTGTACATACTATCATCATAGGCAACACTACACTCCCATATTGGAAATTCATCTCTGGTCTAAACATTTGCCAATGTTCAGAGTACTCTCCAAAGAGCTCCATTGCCGCTTCCCTTTTCGGTTTCCCTGCCTGATGTAAAGGGTAA